AATTACTGCTAATAAGGCATCAACTGCCCGAGTGTTAATCTCGTCTTTTGATATTATTCGGTCGTATAATTCCATTTTTTCTGAATTTTATTTTTGTGAATTACAGAAATTCTGTATCTTTGCAGCGTGTTACTGTAAGAACAGCCCCCAAAAGTACAAAATTTCTGTTATGTGGGCAAGAAAACACGGATGTAATAACTTAAAAAGTAAAAGGATATGGAAACAACATCAAAGCGTTACATTGATGTAACCGACACAGTAAAAAGCAAGTTGGCAAAACTGTTCAAGTGCACAGAAAAGTTTGTGTACATGGCACTGACCTACCGCAAGGATTCCCTATTGGCTAAAAAGATACGGTATGTTGCCGTGCGTGACTATCAGGGCAAGCCGATGCACCACTGCCCAGAGTGCGAAACCCTGCACAACCTGACACAGGACGGGCGCAAGCTCATGGTGCAGAACTTCGACAACGGCGTGAAGCTGGAAGTCGACAAGGGTACCGGCAATGTTGTAGTGTATAACCGCAAGGGTGACAATATCGGCAACTGGGAGAATGTGGCTGTAACCAAACTTTCTGAAATCCAACTGTACGCTGAAAGTCTTTAAGTATGGAAACAATAAACGGACAAATATGTATCAGCCACGCTGAACTGACCGGGCGCATTATTACCGTGTCTAACCTTAATGCGCTTGTGCGTAAAGGTCAGGTGCGACAGGTGCGCAAGGGCGGTAATGGGCGGACGGCTCTGTTTGCCGTTGACAGCCTGCCCATGAAGTGGCGCACGGAGGTTTACAAGCGTTACCCCGACTTGCAGGAACAGGCGGACAGCCGCGAGTTTATGGACACCATAGAGCCGGACGGCGCAGCGCTGCTGTTCTATCAGAGCTACAAACTTTCGGACGGCAGAAACCTGCCGGAAGCCAAGCAGGTGGAACTCGCCAACAACTGCGCCATCATGAACGCCTTCCGCCGTTGTATCGAAGACTGCCAGAGCAAGCGCAGCCGCAGCGGAAACAAGCGCGTGCCGCTTGGCGAGTTCTGGCGCAAAGCAGCCAATTCCCTTGAATATCTGGCGGACCGCTACCCCCATTCGTTGCCACGCAGCCCGCGCCGTCTGCAAATGAAGTTTGCCGAATATTTGGAGAGCGGGCACAAGTGTTTCATCAGCGGCAAGTATCAGAACAACAATGCCGGCAAGGTAGTGACTGAGGACCAGGAGAGTTTGCTCGCCACGATACTGAGCCACCACAACAACCTAACCGACGTGCGTGTTGCGGAGTATTACAACCATGCGGCGCGTGAAATCGGTTGGAAAGAGATAACCCCAGCAGCCGTAGGCGTATGGCGTGAAAAGCTGGACGTGGTGGTCAGCGCAGGCCGTCTGGGCGTATCGAACTTCCGCAACAACAAGGAAATGCAGGTAAAACGTAGCCGTCCGACAGCACCGTTCCTGATGTGGACGCTTGACGGCTGGACAGTGGAGCTGCTTTATCAGGACACCAAGCAGACCAAGCGCGGAAACGTGACGACCTACACCAACCGCCTTACCATTGTGGTGGTGCTTGACCCCTGCATAGACTACCCGATAGGCTACGCAGTGGGCAAGCAGGAATGCCCGGAGCTGATAAAGGAGGCTTTGCGCAATGCAGCCGTGCACAGCCGGGAACTGTTCGGCGAGATGCTCCGCAGCAACCAGATACAATGCGACCATTACGCATTTAAGGCCATGTCGCCGCTTTATGCCGTAATGGGTGACAAACTGACCCCGGCAAGGGTGAAGAACGCCAAGGCAAAGCGTGTGGAGTCGTATTTCAACTACCTTAATACCACTTTCTGCAACCGGTTCAACAACTGGAGCGGCTACGGCGTAACCACCGATCCGAAGAAGCAGCCGAACAGCGAGGCACTGAACAAGCTGCGCCACCAGTTCCCAGACGAGCAGGGCGTGCGCAAGCAGATAAACGAAATAATGTATCTGGAAAGGATGTGCAAGGTAGATAAGCTGCGCGAGCTCATGGCCAACCTGCCAGCGGAACGCCGCCTGCCGTTGAGCCGCGAACAGTACCTCTTGAACTTCGGGCAGGAAACCGGGTTCAAGAACGCTTTGGAGGGCTGCGGACTGCGCCCGACCATTTTAGGCGTGAAGCGTGATTATGACTGCTTCGACCTGACCTTCCGCGAACACGCCGCAGAGCGCTGGGCAGTGAAGTATGACCCCGACGACCTTACAGAAGTGCTGGCGGTGAATGAGGACGGCACACGTCGCTATATGCTTAGCGAAAAGTATGTGCAGCCTATGGCGCTTGCCGACCGCAAGCCTGGCGATTATGAGCAGCTGGAGCGTGTGCAGAACTTCAACAAGCAACTGGAGAAGCAGACCTCTGAACGCATAGCCCTGAACTACCAGCGCACCGAGCAGCTTATAGCAAGCACCCCCGCACTTCGTGGAAGCATAGAAGACCGCCTGCTACTTACGGACAGCAGGGGACAGCACAAGGACCAGCGCAGCCGTAAGCGCCTTGCAGTGGCGGATGCCGATGCCGTAGAGATAAAGGCGGCAGAGGTGCCGGTGATACCACAGGGAGCGGCAGCGACAGACACGAGCGACTACCGCACCAATGATTACTCAATTTTCTAAAACACCGATTTAACAACCACTTAAATACAGAATAAACGATGCAAAAGGAACAGAAACAACAGATTTGCGACCAGCTGCGCGCATATTGCGACCAAAAAGGAAGCCAGAACAAAGCAGCCAACAGCCTGAACGGAGTGAGCAGCGCCACAATCAGCAAAGTGCTTGCCGGCACATGGGACACTATCAGCGATGAGATGTGGCGCACGATAGCCGCCCAGACAGGCGGAAAGCCAGAGGGATGGCAGGTAGTGAACACCAAGGCCTACGAGCGCATGAGCTTCACGCTGGCCAATGCCCAGACAGACGCGCTGGTGCTTGCCGTGACAGGTGAAGCAGGATGCGGCAAGACCGAAGCGGTGAAGAACTATGCCGCAGGACACCAGAACGCCTACCACCTGACCTGCTCAGAGTATTGGAACCGACGCACATTCATGGGAAAACTGCTGAAGTGTATGGGCGTGAGCGTGAGCGGCACGACAGTAAGCGAGATGATGGATGATATAGTGGACACCCTCAAACGCAAGGACGCGCCCCTTATCATACTTGACGAAGCCGACAAACTGACCGACCAGGTGCTTTATTTCTTCATCAGCCTGTACAACCAATTGGAGGGGCATTGCGGCATTATACTGACTGCCACCAGCTTTCTGCAAAAGCGCATTGAACGCGGCGTGAGGCTGAACCGCAAAGGCTATGCGGAGATATACAGCCGCATAGGTCGCAAGTTCGTGAAGCTGCCGGCACTGAACAGCGAGGACATAGCCGCCGTGTGTGTCGCAAACGGTCTGAATGACAACAAAGGAATCAACAGAATTATAAACGAAAGTGAGGGCGACCTTCGCCGTGTGAAGCGCAGCGTATGGGCGACCCTGAAAGGAGGTGCATTATGAAGAAAAAATTATTAAGAACGTTGCTTGTCACGTTGCAGATGTTCGCAGCCTTTGCAGTGCTATGCGCCATGTATGTGGTTTATGTGCCGCTGGCAGTGGTGCGCGCCCTTGTGGACAAATCAAGTTTCTTGGATTTCATGGACTGCGTGGACCGCTGCGTCAATGCAATGTCCGGCTGGTTCAAAAAGAGTGCGAAATGATGTATAAATACAGCATAGGGCTGGAGGCGGAAGCGGTGCCGGCACTGTTGGATCAATGGCTTGAAAACAATTTGCCGGTGGACCTGACAGTGAAACCGCGCACACGCTTGCGCATCCGGTTTATAGAAGTGACCATAACAGGAGCAACCCCCGAAGAAATAAAGGCCAAGTGCAAGGCATTAAACAAGGTCGTGCGTGGCAGCGGTTTCCGTGGGGTCGTTATGAAAGACAAGAAAATCCAAAAGAGTTAAAGCATTATGGGCAGAGCAATAAGCAACAAAAACGTGTTGGCGGCACAGTTTGAAACGGCAGACTTTGACGGGCCGTTCCTGGCAAGTTTCGGCCGTCCCGAACTGCGCGGCGCCTGGCTGATATTCGGAGGGAGCGGCAGCGGTAAAACCACCTTCTTGCTGATGCTTTGCAAATACCTGTGTAAGTTCCGGCGCGTGGCTTATGACTCACTGGAGCAAGGCCTGAGCCTGTCACTGCAAAAGGCGTGGGAGCGCGTGGGCATGGAGGAGGCCGGCAGCCAAATAATCTTGCTGAACAAGGAAAGCATGGCAGACCTTCGTGTCAGACTGCGCAAGCGTAAAAGCCCCGATGTTGTTGTGATAGACAGCGTGCAGTATCTGCATGGCTGGAAATGGAGCGACTACACAAAACTGAAAGACGAGTTCCCCGACAAGTTGTTCATCTTCATCAGTCAGGAGAACCACGGAGAGCCGAAAGGCAACCTCGCCTCCTCTATCCGCTATGACGCTGAGATAAAAATCAGGGTGGAGGGTTACAAGGCATTTGTAACGACACGCTACGAGGTTCCGGAGCTTGGCGAGGGCGGGCAGGACTTCATAATATGGAAAGAGGGTGCCGACGCATATTGGCTGAACCAAATAAAATAAAAAAGACTATGGCAAAAGAAAACAAGACAATGGACCAGATCCACCGTGGACTGCTGAAGAAGTACCACACCCTTTGCAGCGTGCTTGGAATGACCGATGACCAGAAAAAGGACGTTTTGGCAAGCTGGGGCGTGGAGAGCAGCCGCGACCTCACACAGCACCAGTTAATCGACATCTGCGCCAAGCTGAGCGAACAGGTGAACGGAAAGAACGACACAGCTTCGCTTGACAAGCTGCGTAAGCAGGTGATTGCGGCAATAGGCAGTTGGCTGCGTGAGACGTGCCAGGGTGAGGGCATCAGCAAGATAAAAGGCATTGCGTGCCGTGCCACCGGGTACGACGACTTCAACAAGATACCGAGGGAGAGGCTGCGCAACCTTATAGCCACGTTCAACAACAAGACCAAGGACAAAAAGAGCGTGGACGTGCTGGCAAGCGCCATGCTTGCGCAGGCGTTTTCAGTAGCAAACAACAGTGATATAACATACAATTAAAAAACTATGAGCTGGATAACAGAAAGCAACAGGCAGAAGCATTTCAAGTATGCCATTTTGTGCGGCTTTGTAGGCACAATATTTTTCGCCATTGGCGTTGCCATGGGAATGGAATATAAGGACTATGCCTATGGCAACAAATGGGACTGGCTGGACATCGCAGCCACGGTTCTGGGCGGTTTGGTCGGGCAGGTCTTGCAAGTGTTCTTAATAGGTTTGATTTATCTGTGCCTATGACATGAGCAAGGAACTTGAACGGTTGGCAGCCACCATTAAAACAGAAACTGCCTATTTGGAGCAGGACGATTATATAGAACTGCTTCGGGAACTTTCAGCCTGGGCGGAGAATGAAGCCGGATTACTGGAGTTTTCAACGCCCGACGCTGACGACTACGACAACTGACACTGCGCCGGTGTAAAAGGATAAAAGGCGAATAAACAGTATTTAATAACCAATTAAAACCCGTTAAAACAATGAGTGAACAGGTAACAATGACCGCCAAAGAGCGGGAAGAGTGGGAAGCCTACAAGGCAGAGAAAGAGAAGAAAGAAGCGGCAGAACGGCGCAAGGAAGCCCGTGCCACTTACCAGCAGATGGTTGACGAGGAACTCGCGCAGGCGGTTCCGGAGCTTCGCAAGCTGAGTCAGGACATCCGCACGGTAAAGGATACCGTGTTCGGCAATTTCAAGACGGTGCTTGACATGAAAGCGGATGTCGTGGGCTTCAAGGAGGATGGACAGTTCAGCCACACTTTCACCAATTCGGGAAGCACCCTGCGCCTTACCCTTGGCGTCAACACCGTGGACGGCTGGGGCGATATGGCGGAGACAGGCATCGCAATGGTGCGCAAGTACATTGAAAGCCTTGCCACGGACGAGAAGACCAAGACCCTTGTCAACACCGTGCTAAGGCTGCTGAGCAAGGACAAGCAGGGCAACCTCAACGCAAGCCGTGTGCTCCAGTTGGCTAAAATGGCAGACGAAAGCAACGACGACCAGTTCAAGGAGGGCGTGAAAATCATTCAGGAAAGCTATATGCCGACAGAGACACGCCGCTATATCCGTGCGCAGTACCGTGATGAGACCACCGGCAACGGCTGGCGCAACATTCCGCTGGGCATAACCGATGTTGACTTGGTGGAACCTGAGAAGCAGGAAGCGGAGACAGGGGTATAAAAAAAGGCCGCGCAAGCTCATTTGCCCGAAACAAATAAACAGACGCCGCCCGATGTAAAAGGATAGTGCAAAGTTATTAAAAATCGGGCAAATAACGATGAAAAAGCGGCATAAAAGTACGATAGCGCGGGCAAAGCATATAAAAGCCGTTACCGCGCTGCATTATGAAGCCGGAAATCAGGCGAAGTGTTACAGGGCTGTTTGGCGTCATTGGATAGAGCCCGAGTTCGGGATTTGCTACCGGACATATTTGGCTTACTTGGGAATAGACCCTGACACTGAACCTGAGACCCGGCAAGACGGTCAAGCTACATTATTCGATTGAAATTGTTGGCATCCCTGGCGGACATACAGCCGCCGGGGATGCTGTTTTATTTATGGGCGTTGATAGTGGCGGTAACGCCTATGGCGCGTGAAATCTGACGCATGCCTGTGCAGTCCTGTGCGGAAGTGACGAGCCGCTCCACGTTCTCCACGAGTTCGGCGTGGTTGTGGTTGGTCGCCGATGTGGTGAGCTGGAAGCCGGCAAAGCCTTCGCCACGCAGTCCCTGCATCTTTGCGTTGATAGCGTTAATCAGGTCGAACACCGCCAGAACGTCCCCCATGCGTTGGTCGTGAACACCGTGCGCAGCCACGGCACGGGTCACGATATGGAGGCGCACAGGAATGTCGCCACGTCGTGCCCCAGCGTTCTGCTGCTTCCAGTCAATCTGTTCAAACTCCACGAACACCGCCGGCGTTTCAAAGGCCGTGCCACCGCCGAGGAGGTTTACCTGGTCATTCCATAAGTCCACATAAGGGACGATGTTCTTTGACGTGTCAGCATTGGGGTCTGCCGGGTTTTCCGGGCAGAGGGCATCCGCAATGGCTAAAAAAATCGCTTTTCTCATTTCTTTATGAAGTCGGTTAATGATAAATTAAACTTTTGCAGGTTGTCGTCGATGACACCCTTAATGAGCCGCTGCGTGTTTGGACCGTCCCCGATAAACTGGCGCTTAGGCATATTGAACTTGCGAGAGTGCGCCCGGACGGTGTAAACTTTCCCCTTCTTTGATTTGCGCTGGTGCGACTTTACAGGCTTGAACCCTGTGCCGCCTTCGTTGTGAATGGTGGCGTATGCCAGTGCAGAGGAGAACCGCACCCCGTTGCCCTCTACGCGCCCCTGAGTGGAGCGGCGCATGGCACCGGTCACCATAAGCAGCGAGCCTTTCGGGTAGTCGTGGGCGCGCGGCTTCCATTTGTCCGAGAAAAAGGCCTTGCGCTCAAAGTTGCGGTCAAATTCTTCTGACAGCTCCACACGCATATCGTTAAGTATATCCGTTTTTAATTCGTTGGCGTTGAGCATTTAATTGGTGTTTAATGATTGTTGAATACGAAATTATTAGTAATTTTGCGGCATGGCAAGAATTACAGATAAAATAGAGGAATGCCCTTATATGTGTGAGCAATGCAAGCACTTTGAGCATGAGCATACTTGTTTGGCTTTTGACAAGATACCATTAAGCATTTTGCTTGATGCGGAAAGCCATACCACGGTATTGCCGGAGCAAAAAGGCGATTATGTCTTTGAGCCGGCAAAGCCCCGTGATACCGTGCGCATTTATGTGGACGGTGACGAAGAACCCGAAGCCTGATGTTTTTCTGCATATAACTTTTTAATTATAGTTCCAACCGCGACCGCAATAGGCCGCGGTTTTTCGTTATTAAGATATTCAGACCACGCCTCTGCAATAAATTCAGCCGCATTTTTATGCCCATAGGTGGACAGGTTTTCCGTAATATGCGCTTTGCCCTTCGGCAATTCCTCATTGTATATTTTGAGGAAGTCCTGGTGAGTGCGAAGCCCGATAAGTCGGTCAATTTCGTGTCCGAGTTCATGGTCAAAAACCGCTTTCAATGTGGCGGTGCCTGGTGGGTGCCATTTGGCTTTCACGTCACTTTCAAGCGACTTGTCGATTTTCTCGCCTTTCCATGATGTATTGAAGCAAATGCCGGACAGCCCCCAATCCTTGAAAGCCCCGTGAGAATAGGCATAAGTGTTTTTGCCAGCCCTGACTTTCATGCGGGTAATCCACCGGCTCACTTCTTTTTTCAACGCTTCTTCCCCAAGCATTGCGTAATACGGGTCTGCTTTAAGTTCCGCAAGTTTGCGCTCGGAAAGCAGTTTTATTCGTCCGAGTACAGAACCGACAAACAGCGTTTCTTTTTTCAGTTCGGGGAAGCATTGGAAATGGCGCTCCACACTTCTGAAGATACTTTCCACTTGTGCCATATCAGCCTTTTTGAACCCGGCAAGCGAGCAATTAACCCCCAGCTTGTCGCGGTAAAACTGTTCAGCTTCCGCTATGGTCTTAGGTGTCCACTCCGCAGGTGTATAGCCGTCGATGGCTTGCTTCAACGGCTCTGCTTTCGGCCCTTTGAAATACGGGTGCTTAGGCGGGAACAGTTGCAGCTCCTTGCCAGGGTTGAAGCGGAAAATCTGCTGCTTGGCGGCTTCGGTGCAGTTGTCGCCCCTCTGCATGGACAGCGTAGGGTCGGAAAGCGCATATTTGCCCTTTCTAACCTGTACGGCGGTACAGCGGCAGTTCCACCCATTCGGCGGCAGATACTTGCTCCAGAACGGGTCAGACGGCGGCAGTGTCGTTCCGTGCAGAATGGCGTGGTCCTCACGCACGCGGTCGTCCTGAGCCGTGCGGTACTGGAGGTCGTACTTGTCGCCGTCCGCTTCAATCTGCTGCCAGCGTGAAGCCATAAGCGAAGCTCCTACAGCGTGGTTATATTCCGCATACAGGTAATTGTGGTTATACCGCTTGTTAATGGTCTCCACGTCCTTGCGGAATGTCTCAAACGGCTTTATTTCGCCTTTGTCCGTCACAAGGGACAGCCCCACCTCGCGGAGCGTATGGAAAGCCTTGAAGCCGGAGAAGATGAAAGCGTTGTTTTCAAGTGCATAGCGCACCGTTTCCGGCACATCTAATGGCAACCCCGAATCAATGCCGGTTTTGAGTATGCGGAGCGTTTCGGCAATCATCTTGCGAGCTTCCGGGGTGTTCAGCATGGACGCGTCGAACCCGCCGGCATTATATACCATGCCGGCAGCGTCAGAAAATGCCATGTCGTCAAAATTAGGGCGCGTGTCGCCTTCCGAGAGGCGCAGCAGGTCATCACTGTACAAGTCGCCCAAAGCGCGGTTAAACGCAAGATATGAGCCCCGCAGCCCGGCATCTGGTGCGGGGCTTATTCGAAAAAACGGTCGGGCTGTGTCTTCGCCTCACGTGCGCCGGCAATCTGCACGCCGTATTTGTCGGTGAAGTATTCAGCCGGAATCTCGTAATACTCCAGGAGCAGGCGTTCAATCTCGCGCTGTTCAGCCGGGGTGTATGACGCGGCGTTGTTCCACTGGAAGCGCAAGCCCTTCACAGGGAAGCCGTGGCGCACCATGAGCGGCAACAGTCTGCCGTTGACGACATTTGACACCATTGCGGCATCGCTTTCCGTGACACGCTCAAAAATTTCAAGGTGCACCTCCGACTGGGAGAGTGAGGAACCCGAATCAATGGTCATGGTCTGCATCAGAACCGCTTTTGACAATTCCGAGTTGCAGCGGTCCACGCGCTTGTCATAGACGTTGTAGGCATCGCCACGGCTACTCTCCTTAATCTCAATGTCCGTACCCTCAGGGAACAGCGACCAGAACGCCGCGCCCATGTTCTGCAACGCTTCCTCAATCCGTCTGCGTTCCCCTTCGTCAGGGCTTGACGTGTGGGCAATACGCATAGGCTGCCCGAAGATTTCACCGAACATGTCCCAGAACGCAAGCATGTTCTTTTTGGAAATGCAGGACGGGCAGCACTTCAGCAACAGACCGAGGTCACGCCCCTTGCCGACAGGCACAACCCAGTTGGCGAAGTCCCCGTCGGTGTAAGAAATGCCGCTGTGCCAGTCGTCACCGGGTGACAGCACCACGACACCATATTCCGGCACAACGTGCTTGCGCGGCACAAGCTCCACACCGTCAAAGCGCATGATGCCGTCCTCGTCGTGGATAATATCCCCCAGCTGAATGAGTGTAGGACCCCAAAAACGGCTGTCAAGACAAAGGTCCATGAAGTCCGTGAACCATTCCTGCTGTAACAGTGTGGTGGCTTCGGTGTTCTCCTTTCCGTCCTTTCCCACAAGTCGGAAGTCCTTCTGCAACGTCTTTCCCTTGCGCTGGCCTATACAGCCGGACAGGTGCGCATCCAGCACCGCATCGGCGTAAATGTCGTAAAGGCGGCAGCGGTTGGGGTTCTCGTAGTCTATAGCCATCTGGTGGGCACTGCGCCAGTCCGCAATGTCCTTCTTTGTCAGCGTGTCGGTCTGCTGGAGCAGCTGCGCCGTAATCTTGAGCCCCTGCTTGCTTGTCGCCTTGCGTGCAAGGGTCATCATTTCCGACCTCGTGGGACGGTCGAGCCAGTCACGTATGTTTGTAATGAAATTTGCCATTATCAAAATATGTTAAGTTAAACGAATATTCCCCGAAGCGTCCAGACGCAGCGCATTGCCGGAGGACAGCCGCAGGGCTGGAGCCACGACAGTGACGCAAACAGTCTTATAATACCTTGTGCCGCCAGTCGGTATGACATGCACCCGCTGCGTCCCCGGCTCTTTCGGCACGATGCGCCCGTCCGGTTCAATATAGGCGGCAGTGCCGTCCGTCTGGTAAATGATGTTTTGCAGGGCGGAGAGCGGCAGCACCTTTGCGGCGATATATCGTGGCACGGGGTTCCCGATAGTGACCGGCGCTGGCGTCTCCACACGAAGCCCGGAGGGAATGGGCTGCGCCACCTGCTCCGCACGGTCAGCCACACTTTCAAGGCGCTGGCGTGTCTGTTCTGTATGTGCCCTTTCCGCCTGCGTCTCCACAGCGGCTGCCTGTGCGTTCTGTGCGGCTGTGTTCGCCTGTTCTGTGGCTGTCTTTGCCTTCTGTGTCCCGGTGTTGCAGTCGGTGACCGCCTTGTCAGATATGGCGGCAAGTTCCTGCCCCTGTTTCAACACCTTTGCGGTCGCTTCGTCAGCCTTTTTTGCCGCAGTGTTGGCTACTGTTGCCGCATCGTTTGCCGGCTTCTGGAGCAGCTCTATTTGTGCGGCGGTGAAGTCCTCAAAGGTGAACGCATCGCCCTTGTCGCCTTTGAGCTTTGCGAGCTGTTCGGGCGTGAAGTCCTCATAAGTGAACGGAAGCCCACGCGTATAGGCCGCCAGAGCGTCGCACTCAATCACCCCGTCGGAGTCCGTGGCAAGGTGCCACAGTTCCACGTTGATTTTTTCGGGGTAATAGACATTTTGCATACCGTCCGGCATAAGGTCGTTAATCAGGCATAAATGCAGTTCACGGCACAATGTCCCCTCGCATAGTCCGTGATCCTTGAAAATAACAAGCAGCGCGTCCCCGTCAGGCGTGCAGTTCTCATATTTTCCGCCGGTGCGTGAGGCGGTGAACTTATGCCCGTGCTTGGTCTGGTATTCAAGCGTGAAGTCCACATCGGGCAAAGCGACAATATCCCCGGAAGCGTTGCGGAAACGCTCACGGAGGATAAAGTCGCTTTTGTAGTTTATATGTCTAACCTGTGCCATTATGTAAGTCTTAAATTGCCTTCCGCATCAAGGCGCAGCGCATCACCGGCAAGGCGCAGGCGTGGCGGCACCACCTCAATGCTTATGGATTTGTAAACGGCGGTGTTCCCGGTCGCCACCGCATAAATGTGGGCCGTCCCTTCTTCCAGCGGTGTGATTTCACCGTCCGGCGTTATCCTTGCAGCCGAGTTTTCGGCATAGAAGAAAATGGAGCCGAGGCCGAAGCGAGGGAACAAGGCGGCGTCAATCTTGGGGCGCATGGCGTTGGTGAGCGTGACGGAGCCAGGGTAGCGGCGTATGTCGATGCGGAGCGGTGCGGCGAGGTTCTGGGAAGAGAGCGAAGCCACAAGGGACTCCACCAAGGCGCGTGCAGCTTCAGACTTCTGCAACTCCGCTGTGGCTTTTTCCACAGCGTCGTCCACCCCGGCGAGCCTTTGGTCAATGTCCTGCTGGATTTCCGGCAGGTTCGTGTTTATGAACAGTTCGAGAGCCGAACGGACATCCCCGCAGCTCTGCACCAAATCATAAAACAGAGTTCCCACCTGGGCGGCTGTTACAGTTTTTGCCTGTACCGCGTCACGAATGGCGGCGGCACGTTCTGCCAGGGCTTCTGTGTCAAGCTGCGGCAGCGGTATGGGTGTAAGATTTTCCATTATAGTAAGTATTGAAATTATGCGAATGTGTCATCAAACGGGTTCTGAAATATACGCGTGAGGTGTATCTGCTCATTCTTCTTAGGCGGTCTTCCTGCAATGGCGTCCGCAAGAGCTTCCTCCAGCGGATCCACTTGTATTGTTCCCTGTGGCTGCAAGTCCGTGGGGATATTGGCCTGAGTATCACTGAACCGCTTCACCGCCGTTCCTGTCGCAAGCAGCAGGGTGCGGTAATCCTTGCTGTCAATGTCGGTGGCCGGGGACAGCCCGCGCACATCGTAGGCATCGCGTATGGTCGTGGCGATAATGTCGGCGGCATCGTAGGTCAGCACTTGCCCTTCGGCCATCCTTGCAGTCAGGGAAATGCCGTTGTTCCGTACAAATGCAAATGCCCCGGCTGCGGAGCCGAGGGACATAATGGCGACATCGAGAAGTGTCTGGCGGTCTTTTACAGTTATTTCCATTGTTATGATATTGTAATTATGCCGGTGTCGGCTACGGTTATGGCTGTGACGTCAAGCCCGACGTTGCGCAGCATCTTTTTGGTGTTCCCCGGCCAGAACGGGTCGCGGTTGGCGGCGAGCATGGCGGTGGCATCCGCCCCGAGGAGCGGCATCTCCTTGAAGTCGCCCGGTGCGGCGAGCAGCACGGTTTCGGCAATGAAGCCGGAATTTTCCGCGACGACAGCGGCGCGCTGATGAACGAGCAGGTCCGCCGTTTCAGTGTCAGTTTGAAGCCCTATGATATTCATTGCTTTATTTTTGTATTTTCGTAATCAGCCTTGTTGAACGGTTTTGCAGGTGTTGCGGAGCTTGTGGTCGGACTGATAACCCCGACGGCAGCACTTGCGCCAACCGTCGCCGTAGTGGTGTGGACGTGGCTGTTGTATTTGCTTATAAGGTTGTTGACCGTATCTTTCAACTCGTTGAGCTTGTCTGTGAGCTTCTGGATAATGACCAGGCCGTCCAAGCCCCCGCCGTTGAAAATTATATCATCCTTGTTGATGTGTGCGGACATCTTGGACGTATTGACACGCAAACCGTCCGCGTCAGCCACGGCGGAAGTCTCCCCGATGACCAGTTCCACGGACTCTATTTTGTCCGTCGTAAGCACGACACCGGCGGCACCGTCAGCGACGAAGCCCACCACCACAAAAGCTCCCTTTTCAGGATAAACGACCAACCCGAAGTCCGACTCCTGGTTGGCTTGCAGATTGACCCCCAGAAGCGGCGCGCCCTCATTTATCGGTGTGCAGTCCACTGTACGGGCTTTCTTGTCTATCTCGTCCACGGTACACACAAGGGCGACCGTTTCGCCGTCAGGTCGCGCAAGTTGTCTTATAGCGTCTCTTATACTTCCCATTGCTTTACAATTTAACCGACACGCAGCCCGATGCTTATTTCCTGCCGGAAGCCGCCGTCGCCGTATTTAATCACATTTTTCTTTACCTGATACACACCCATTTTCACGCCGTCAATGATGATGCCGACGGCATCCAGACAATCGACGAGAGTGTGCCCGAAAGTGGTGAACGAGCCGGTCAGTCCGTCGCGCTTCAGCCGCTTTATCTCCTGCCCCGCCCATGCCTTCAGTTCTTTTTCCGTCTTGTTGTAGGTGTGCAGCGTCCTGTGTTCTCCGTCCGCTTCCCCGACCTCCACCTTTATTTTCTTGTTGTTCGGCATAAGGCTGACCGCCTTGACGCGCAGACGCATGTTTTCAGCCTTCTGCTGTTGCAGGCTTTGGTCGGAAATAATGTTAAGCCCGGTTTTGAACACCTGTGAGGGCTTGGTGTCCCTTTCAAAGAGAACACCGCAGTACAGAACCGATTCCCCATTCTCATAGCGGAAAAATGAGCGCACGCCCTGCTCCGACAGTTTGCCGAGCAAAGCCGCCACCGTGTCCGCAGTCACCCTGTAAGCACCAAGGGACTGCTCGCCCATGATGTTAAGGCGGTAGCTTATGCCCTGGTCCTTCAGCAAGGTTTCAAGCGTAACGGAGCGGTACGCCTTTTTCTTTGCCGGCATCTGTTTCAGCTTGAACATGTCATCCTCGCAGGTTATGACTATGGGCGTTTTGAAGCCGACATCACGGACGTAGCCGACAAAAGCCGTTTGCAGGTTGTCATCGTACCCCAATGAGACCGTGACCGCATCACCGCGCTTGACCGGTATCTCGTCCGCCCCGTCCCACTTAACCTTTTTAGGCATGGTGATTTTGGCTTCGGTGGTAAGCTTTTCCGTGTCGCGGGTAATCTCCACGGCATTAACGTAGTCAAACGACCACGAGCGGTCGCCCTTAATCTCTATTTTTGCGCATAGTCGAAACATCGGTTAAACAGCGTTTAATTGGTCTTTAATAGTCGTAACGGTTAGGCTTCATGCAGCCCGTCCGTATAGGGTTCTGTATGTCGGTGGAGCCGTCCACCGCCACATACACAGGCAAGTCCGGTGAAGCTTTGGAAGCCTGAACGTCACGCAGCCATTTGATGGCGTCGTTGTAGAGACATTCGCGGCGCTCATGCCCCATGTTCTGCGGCAGGCGGTGAACCATGAGCCACAGGGAAATGTTGACGGCACACTGCACGACCATAGGGTTGCGGCACCCTCCTGAGGCGGAGAAAATGCGGTCAGTGTCGTAGCGGTGCCGCAGGTAAGAGGAAATTTGCTCCTCCGCAGCCGCTTCCGCAGAAAGGCGTATGTCCTCATTCTGCGTTATCTGCTCAAACTCGTACTGGTCGCAGACGGCGCGGTAATCTTCAACGGTCAGAAACATTGGCGTGAGTGTTAGAGGGAATAGCTTCGTAAATCGCGATTTCACGGGCTTTCTGTGCAGTGAAGCCGGGTGCAAAGCGGTGCTGCCTTATAAGCTGCTTAACGCCCTGCATGGAGACACAGACCGGGCGTCCGTTATGTACGAGCACCAGGTACTTTCTGCGGTACAGCTCCGCTGATTTCTTCGCTTTCTTGATAGCCCTTTTCTTGCGCCAGTCGAACACGCAGGCGCGGAAGTAGTCAATAATTACCATGATACATTTTTTGCATTAGTCCTCCTGCCGAAAGAGGGGTTAAACGATTTTGCACGCGTGTCACGCTGTAGCATCCATATTGCGCCCTCGTCGGCATCTGGGGCGTCATCGTGTCCGCGCATACCTTTCTCAAAAGCCAGCGTCTGGTCAATGCCGGCGAGCATGTCCGGGTCGTCCTTCTGCGTCTCGTCATAGACTACAAAGCCACGCTCCCACAATGGGCTGATAGCTTCCACGCGCTGGAACTTGTCCGGTTTCTTCCGCTTGTCGCCCGTAATGGGTAGCTGGTAGCCGCGCAGCTCACCTTCACGGCGAAACTCGTCCAGTATGGTGTCCTGCATGAAGTTGGCTTCCATATACCAGCGGACGGAAATGCCCTGCGCCCGGCTCCACTCGTAGAGGTCATAACACCACCGCACCATTTCGGCGACAGAGGACTGGCGCACAAAGGCGCGTAGGTGGTAAAGCGTCGTGCCGGCCTTTCCCCAGAGCTTGGCGGCCTTGTAGTCGTTCTTTGTCGAACCCTTGAACGAGGGGTCGATGTAAAGGACGATTTCCGAGAACTTGGACCATGCCGGGCGTTTTCCCCAGCGGATCCACTCGTTGCGGAAAATCGCCCCTTCGATGATAGGGTTGTTCATGTATTCCTTTTGGAACGCACGATAACCCACAACGTCCTCAATGTCCTTGACTTCCTGCGGCGTCCATTTGGAAGCCCACGATATGCCGCCCTTGCTGTCGTAGATGTTCACCTTGGTAACGTGTACCGACTTGATGTCGCACCACTTTGCCAGTACTGAGTTTTTGGCAATCAGGTTGCCAACCATGATGAAGCGCCCACGTCCGCCGTCGAGCGTTCCGAACAATGCGGAGCGCACCCAGTCAAACAGCTTGGAGACACGGGCTGGGCTTTCCACCAGCTCGTCATCGTCGAGGTCGTCAATAATGACGTAGTCGGGGCGGTGCGAGCGGTAGCGCAGACCACGGGGCGACTGGCCACGGCCACGGGCGAAAAACGCCACTTCCGAGCGTGTGACGAACTGCCCCTCTTCCCAGGAACCAGCGTTATACTGTTCCCCGAAATCGTGGATATAACGCTGGTTGTACTGTAGCTCCGCCTGAATGTCGCCGAGCAGCGTCTTTGCGTTGTCCTCACTCTTTCCAACCAGCACCATTACATTTATTTCGCGGTGTTCCTGCGCCATTAGCCACATGGGGACAAACACGTCCATATTGGTTGACTTCGCCGCCCCACGGTGCCACTGAAAAGCCGCTTTGAGGTTTCTGTCCTTCAGGATTTTGTTGGCTGCGGACACATGGAACGGCGCGCACGGTGTCGCCTTGCCTGTTTCCGGGTTTACAGTCCAGTGCGGGAAGTAGTAGTCAACAAATGCGGCATAATCCGTGCGCAGGCGTTTCAGGCGGACAAGGCGCTGCGCCTGTGTTTCGTTGATGTTTACGGCGGTCGCCGCCTGTACGGTCTCGCAGTGCTGCTTCCACCGTTCCTGTGCTTTTATTATTTCCGCTTTTGTAGCCATGCGCTAAAATGTCTTTTGAAGCTGTTCGCTGATGAACAGGTCGTGATATTTGTTGATAGTCTGAATCAGTTCGGGTGTGACGTTCGGGTCGAAGCTCATACGGTATTGCAGCCATTTGCTGAAAGCCATGAACACCTCTATCACGTCCACGACGGAAGTCTTTTTGTCGAGCCTTTCAATGGTGGCGGAGAATTTCACAAGCTTGTCCGCCGCTGCCGCCGTCTTTTCCGGGCTTGGCTCATTCACGAGGTCCTCGACCAGCACGTCAATGCTTTTCAGGATTTTGTTTACAAGTTCCGGGCGTGTGATGTTGGCTGCGGAGCGTGCCGCCTGCCAGCCGCCGTCGTTCACCCACTTTGTCACTGTCTGCGCCGAAACGCCGACTTTCTCCGCAATGACCTTCTGGGGTTCTCCCTGCATGTAGAGCAGCCGCGCGTGTTCACGCATCTTTTCAAGTTCTTTTTTAGTTGCCATTCATGTTAAAAACAGTTTTATGATGTTTATAGCGAATCTACCATAGACACGCTTCCACGATGCAAAATTGGCTCAAAACGGGCTCACAGTAAAAAAGTGTGTAAATCTTTTACACTCTTTTTTGCCGTGGGACAAAACGTGCGCAATTTTGCGGTGCTGAACGACTTAGCGGAGTAGAGCAGCGGTAGCTCGTTGGGTTCATTCCCCAAAGGTCGCGGGTTCGATTCCCGCCTCCGCAACAACAGTAAGACAAGGTAAAAAGATAGGATAACGAAGCCGGCGCCCCGAGCGCACACCACACCCCCACACCATTGCGGCGTTACGCGGGCCCGGCTTTATTTTTTAGTACGAATGAAAGAAGTAATCATATCCACCGGAGCCGTCAACAGTTACGGCACGCGCATACTGACCGCCGGCATAGACCTGGAGCAGTACCGCCGCAACCCCGTGCTGCTCTGGATGCACAGAAGAAGCTACAAGGACACCGTCGGCCCGATTGGTCCGATTGGTCGCATTGAAAACCTGAGGTGTGACGGCGACAAGCTGATAGGCACCCCCGTATTTGACCAGAACGACCCTTTTGCCAAGCAGGTAGAGAGCAAGTGGGAAAACGGCTTTTTGCGTATGGCTTCCGCCGGGCTTGAACCGCTGGAAGTGAGCGACGACCCCACGCTGGTGTTTGACGGACAGACACGCGCCACAGTCACACGCTCCAAGCTTGTAGAGGTCAGCATCGTGGACATCGGAAGCAATGACGAGGCCCTGCAACTCTATAAGGCCGGCAAGCTGCTGACACTAGCAGCCGGAGAGGAGCACCCGGCGCTCCCCATGTTGAAGTTAAAGAACACCCCGGTGCAGCGCGAGGGTGAGGAACATAATAATCAACTAATAAACGACAAAATGAACAAGGAATTTTTAACCCTGCTCGGCCTGCCCGAAACGGCGACCGAGGAGCAGGCCGTGGCTTCGCTCCGTCTGCTTAAAATCAAGGCCGACCAGGTGGAGACAATCCAGCTGGCAGCAGTAACGGCGGCGGTTGACACCGCCATTTCGGAAAAGAGAATCGTGGCGGAGAACCGCGACCACTTCATCGCACTGGGCAAGTCCGTGGGCCTGGAGAACCTGACGGCGACCTTGAAGCTAATGCCCTCACAGCATAAGCCTACCGAGGTAATCAAGCTTGGCAAGGAAAGTGCCCCTGGAGCTGGTGCGCAGCCCAAGGAGTATGCAAAGCTCAGCGAAGTGCCGGAGCAGGAGCTTTTGACCCTGCGCAAGGAGAACCCCGCAAAGTACAATGAACTCTTTAAGGCGGAGTATGGCGTTGACAGGGACGACATCAAAGACTAAGGAACAATAACAACCAATAAAGAAATAGACAATGAACTCAAAAAGCAATTTTATCAGAAAGGTGATGTGTGCACTGTTCGTAATGGTGTGCTCGGTGGCTTTTAACAGTGCTTCCGGTGCTGTGCTTGCATCAGCGGTGGGCTTGCCTGCCGGTGTCGGTGCCGTGGCTGGAAATGCCGTTGCCCTTGTTGCCGGACAGTTTGCCCCTGCCGGGGTGTTGCGTGCCGGTGTCCTTAGAGAAATCTGGACCGGCGAGATGATCAAGACATTCCGCACCGCGCCCGAGGCGTTGGGCTGGATGCAGCGTATCCGTTCCTATAACCAGTATGTGGAAAATGACGTTATCCACTTCACTGAAATGGGCGGTGACCCCAATGTGCTTGTGAACAACACCAGTTATCCGCTTGCCATTACTGCCCTTACAGACGCTGACAAGCCTATCAGCCTTGACAAGTTCGACACAGAGGCAACCCCAGTGACAGACGACGAGCTCCACGCTATCAGCTACGACAAAATGGCTAGCGTGCAGGAGCGCCACCGTGACGCATTGCGTGAGAAGATAGCGCAGAGAGCCATCCACGCAATCGCCCCAGACGAGAACAAGGAGGGCATGCCCGTAATCAAGACCACCGGAACAAGTGACGGCACACGCCTGAAAATGGTCTTTAACGACATTCTTACCCTCAAAAGAGAGTTTGACAAAATGGGCATCCCCCAGAAAGACCGTATCCTTGTGCTTTGCAGCGACCACGTAAACGACCTGCTGGAGACCGAACAGAAGTTCAAGGAGCATTACAACATCAACCAGACCGAGGGCAAGATTTGCCGTATGTACGGCTTCGACATCTACGAGTATGACGGTACGCCTTACTACACCATGAGCACAGGCAAGAAGAAAGCCTGGGGTGCGACTGTGGCGACAGGTGACGCCCGCGCTTCCGTCGCGTTCTATGCCGGCAGAATGATGAAAGCCTACGGCTCCACGGAGTTCTTCCACCAGGAGGCGCAGAACGACCCGCTCTACCACCGCAACCTCGTGAACTTCCGTCAGTGGGGCATCTGCCTGCCTTTGACAGCCACCAAGAGCCGTGCGGCAATCGTGAGCGCGCCGAAGGCCTAACCGTATAGCTGAATGGAAAGACAGAAACTGAAATACCTGGTAATCCATTGCACAGCCACGCCAGAAGGCCGTGAGGTAAGTTCGGAAGACATACGCCACTGGCACACCGACCCGGTAAGCAAGGGAGGGCGTGGCTGGAAGCAGGTGGGCTATACGGACCTGATACACCTTGACGGACGCGTGGAGCGTCTCGTCAAGAACAACGAGGACGCTTATGTGGACGGTTGGGAAATCACCAACGGCGCTGCCGGTTTCAACAGCATAAGCAGGCATATAGTGTATGCCGGCGGATGCGACAAGCAGATGAAGTGCAAGGACACCAGGACCGCAGCACAGCGCAAGGCAATGGCCGAGTATGTGCTGGATTTCCACAGGCGTTTCCCCGATGTAAAAATCATAGGCCACAGGGATTTAAGCCCCGACAAGAACAAAAACGGAAAAATAGAACCCAGCGAATGGATGAAGTTCTGCCCGAGCTTTGAGGTTTCGGAGTGGCTGAAATCCATTGGCATAAAACAGTAAGGAACGTGAATGAGCGGCGAAGTAATCACTACCATAGTAGCGGCGCTTGTTGCGGCGGTAGCCGGGCCGTTAGGGTCATGGATAGGACGAAAGGTCGAGCGTGCGAAATACGAGGTCGAGGTCGGCAAGCTCCGTGCGGAGCTGAAAGACAAGATCGCCGAGGTGAAAAGCCACGAGCTGGAGAATGTGCGCAAGGCGTCCGACATACTAATGGAGTCGATTGTTCCGCCGCTTCAGGACGAAATAAACAAATTAAGGAATGACGTACAACGGCTTAATGTCGCGCTGGAACGTATTTGGGGCTGTCCTCATGTTGAGCGCTGCCCTGTCAAATACGAGCTGCTCCTCTACCCGTCAAGTGTCGGAGACAACCAGGCAGGAAACACGGATCGAGGAGACCGCCACACGGCAGGAGGAGAAACAGACCAGGCAGGAACAGACGCAGACCAGTGAGGAAACCACTGACGCGGTGACGGTCACGGAGATTGAAATCTACGACACCGAAGCCGCCCCGGACCCTACGACAGGGGCACGCCCGGTAAAAGCCAGAATAAGGCAACGGACAGACAGAACCGGAACCAGCCGTGAGGTGACGGAACACCACAAGGAGGAGAGCACGCAGGTCAAGGAAGCACAAACCTATGACGGCGGGGAACTGTCCGAGGCGGTGGTCGTGGCGGAACGGAAGCAGACCCTTTGGGAACGCATCAAAAAAGGCGTCATGTGGGGCGCTGCGCTCACTGTCCTGGTATTAGCCGGAGGAATAATTTATAAACTCAAAAAACGATAAACGACATGGCAGACGAAGTGAAAGATACCAAGCAGCCCGAGGTGGAGACAGCCCCGGCAAGCCCAGTGAAAGAGACCAGCAAAAAGAGCAATGCCACCAAGCCGAAAGCACAGAAGCAGGTCAAGGAAGATGCGCCGGCAATGCTTAAGGCGGCAGGGCGTGAAGCATGCAAGCTCCACAAGCTGGAGCATGTGTGGGTAACGGACGACGGCCAGTGTTTCCCCATTGAGGGCGACGCAAAGGCGCATGCCGCCAACCTCACAAACAAGGAACTTATAAAGGTAATGGCTGAATGAGTACGAAACTGACCATAAGCAGAACAAACGGGAATGTCCCCAAAACTCTGCAAGGCGAGGACCACATAACCGGATTTGTGGCATACCTGCCTGATTCGGAGACCCCGCAGAGTTTCAAGACGGAGAGGGTGCAGACCCTTTCCACGATAGATGCGGCGGAAGCTGCCGGCATCACCGCTGACGCGGCAAGCTGGGCAGTAAGGGTGCTGCACTACCACCTCAGTGAAATTTACCGAACCAATCCGGCGGTCAGCCTGTATGTCGGTATTTTCGCCAAGCCGTCAGGAGCGGGCGACGCTTATACCTTCGCCGAGTTAAAGACCATACAGAATTATGCCGGCGGAAATATCCGGCAAATCGGTGTGTGGTGCGGCGACCGCAACATGAGCGCCGACGACATCACCACGCTGCAAGGTGTCGGCGACACTCTGGAGAGTCAGGCAGCCGAGCTTTCAATCCTGTATGCCCCGAAAGTGGCGAGCGTGAAGCAGATAACGCAGGACGCAGCAGGTAGCGGCAAATGTCGTGTCAGCGTGGTAATCGGACAGGCTGGAAGCGGAACAGGCGCGACACTCTACAAGGACAAAGACAACGCAGCCAAGAGCAGTGTAAGCGGTCTGGGTACGGTCCTGGGACTTCTGAGCCGTGCCAAGGTACACCAGAGCATTGCCTGGGTGCGTGAGTTCCCGACCGGCATAAGTGTTCCCGCCTTCGGTGACGGAACCCTTTACCGTGATTTGGACAAGGCACTTGTGGAGCAGCTGGACAAGGCGCGTTACCTGTTCTTTGTGACGCAGCCCGGACAGACCGGCAGCTATATGAACGACAGCCACACAATGGACGAGGCCACCAGCGACTACGCAGCCATTGAGAACGTCCGCACTATGGACAAGGCCGTGCGTGGGATCAGAACGTACATGGTGCCAGAGCTTGGCAGCAATACCTATGTGGACGCCGAGAGCGGAAAGTTGGCAAGCTATAGCGTAAGCTATCTTGAAAGCGTCGCTAACCATGCGCTCGAAGACATGGAGCGTGCCGGTGAGCTTAGCGGCTATAAGGCAGAGATCGACCCGGAGCAGGACGTGGCAAGCACTGGGCGCATAGACATAGTAATCAAGAATGTGGCGAACCCTGTCATCCGACACATCAACATTAAGATAGGTTTTGCAAAAACCGTATAACACCAAAAATAAAGAAAAATGGCAAGTGTAATAAACAACGGCGTCCCCTTGATTAATGGTATGCTGTGCACATGGGCAGATATTGTGGTTCTTATCGGCGGTGTGCCTGTAACCGGCATTGTCGGTATAGAGTACGGCGACGAGCAGGAGGTAGTGAACAAATGGGGCGCAGGCCGTCACCCTGTGGGACGGGCCAAAGGGCGCATAACACCCAGCGGCAAACTGATACTGTACCAGGAGGAGGTGCAGGCACTTCAGGCGCAATCGTCAACCGGCAGGCTGCAAGACCTTCCGCCTTTCGACATCATCGTGCAGTATCTTCCCGACAGCGGCACAATCGTTACCGACAAAATCCGCAACTGCCAATTTTCCGGCAACAGCAGGAAATGGAAAGAGGGAGACACTGGGCAGGAGGTAGAGCTTCCGCTTGTGCCTTCACATATTGAGTGGGGCGGAAAGTAGCCCACAAACTTCATCAGCGGCCGTTAAGCGTTAATGACCTTAACGGCCACTGGCAGTCAATTAAGAACAGATTAAACATCAATTAAACAGTATGAACGAGAACAAAGAAGTCGTACAGGCAAGGACTTTTGACGGGGGCGTTACCCCTGAGCAGGTGGAAGCGTGGAAAAACAAATATCGTAAAGTTTCCCGTGTGGACATCGTGGACGAGGGGGAAACCCATATCGGCTATTTCAAGCGCCCCGACTTCGCGACAATAAAGGCGATAACAAAGGTTTCCAAGACAGACGAGGTGGAAGCCGGTAGAATAATGTTCAACAACTGTTGGCTGGGTGGCAGTGAGGAACTGGGCAAGGATGCCGTGCTTTTCATGAAAGTACAGGTGCAGCTCGGTAAGATGATAAACAGCTGTATGGGTTCAATAAAAAACTTGTAGAGGCGCACACCCTGGCGGATGATGACAACGAGGACACATTCGTCAAGGGCTGCGCCTTGATACGGGCGAACCTCAATAAAGACCCTGAGAAAATAAAGACAGAGGAAGAATGGGCGAGGCTATATGCACAAGCCATTTGGCTTGAACGCTGGCGGAATAAAAATAAAGTTGAGATTATATCGGCTTTGTTTGGGGACGGAAAACATTAGGGTCTCCAGAAAACCCACCAAGGAAGCGGTCCTACGCTTTTCTTTGAAAAAGCAACGCGGAAAAGGTCTATTATGTAGAGCACAAAGCCCAACATACCAAAGATTAAAACCCCGTAACCGATTATTTTAAGTAAAAGCCCTAACATAAAGAATTTATGTATTTGTAACACGCTACAAAAGTAATAAAAGAATCTGAAATGTCTAACGTTTTTGACTATATTTTCAACATAGGAGGCAATTATACCGCCACTATTAACGGCATGAGCACAGCGACCGGGGACTTTTCGGCCAAGATTAACGGTGCCCAGAACAGCATAGGCAAACTTACGTCTGTGCTGGCCGGCATTGATTTGGTCAAAAACGCCATAGATGGTTTGCAGCAGGCGACCGATGCCTTCAGCGCATCCGGCATAGCACTTGACAGCAATATGCACGACCTTAGCGCGGTGGCAGGCGTTACAGGCGACAGCCTTAAACAAATAGAGGGCTTCGCCCGGCAGTCTGCCAAGACATTCGGAACAGATGCCAGCGTTGCCGTAGAGGGTTACAAATTACTTCTGTCACAGTTAAGCCCCGAACTGGGTAAATACCCCGAAGCCCTCAGCGCAATGGGTGACTGCATACAGACCACCAGCAAACTGATGGGCGGTGACGGCGTGGCCGCCGCACAGGTATTGACCACGGCCATGAACCAGTACGGCGTCAGTCTGGAGAACCCGACGGCAGCCAGCGAGGAAATGGCGCGGATGATGAATGTAATGGCGGCGGCTGGTCAGGCAGGCTCGGCGGAACTCCCGGCAATATCCGCAGCCCTTCAACAGTGCGGTATGGCAGCCAAGGCCGCAAATGTGAGCTTTGAGGAAACCAACGCCGCTATCCAGGTGCTTGACAAAGCCGGAAAGAAAGCCAGCGAGGGCGGTGTCGCCCTTCGCAATGTGCTGGGGCAACTTTCAAAAGGTCGGTTTGTGGAGAAGCAAGCCGCCGAAGAACTGCAAAAGGCGGGCATTGACGTGAAGGCATTAGGCGACAACAGCAAGAGCCTGAAAGAGCGGCTCGAAATGTTGAAACCGATGCTGAACGACAGTGCATTGCTGTCAAAGTTCTTTGGTGTGGAAAACGCCAACGCTGCCCGTGCGTTAATACAAGGCACAGGCGCATTAGGCGACTTTACAAAAGCCGTCACCGGGACAAACAGCGCTACCGACCAGGCTGCCATTGTTATGCAGAGTTATGCCGAGCGTCAGGCTGTCGTAAAACAACAGATAGAAGATTTCAAAATCACCATTTTCCAAGCCACAGGCGATTTGACATTGTGGGCTGGGGCTATATTTAACGCAGCCATGCCATTGGCACAAATCACCCCTTTACTAATGGCCTTAGGAAAATCAATGCTATGGGTTAAGGGCCTAAACTGGGCAGCTATGTGGACATGGATAAAGAACTCCGTCTATGTGGCACGTCTGCAAATGGCATTTATGAACCGTGAACTCGTAACGGGGCAATTTGTTTCCAACGGCTTTTTAATCAACATCACCCGTGCCACCCTTGCTGTACTCCGTTTCGCTACGGTCGGCATCTTCAACGCCCTTAAAGGCTTGGGCGCGCTGGCATTGTCGTTTATAACAAGCGGCACCGCTTCCGCTACATTCTCCGGTATCGCTTCAACCTCATTCGGCGTGTTCGCCACCGCTGCGACAACTGCGTGCAGAGCCGTTTCGGTCGCAATTATGAACATCCCAATCATCGGCTGGATAGCGGCAGCCATAGCCGCCCTTATCGCCATTGGTACATACTTCTGGAACACTTCTGCAAAGTTCAGGGCAGTGCTGAAAGGAACATGGGCTGCGTTCAAAGCCTGCTTTACCGGCATCGGCGAACTTGCCAAGCAGACATTTGGCGCTATCGGCGACCTGATAAAAGCCGCCTTCAACCTTGACGCTGCCGGAATATCCACCGCCCTGAACAAGCTGAAAGCCGGATTTTCCGACTACGGCAAACAGGTAGGCGCGGCATTCAATGAGGCTTACGAAGCCGAGATGAGCGAAGCCGCCAAGAAAGAGGCGGCGGAGAAAGCCAAAGGCAAGAAGCCTGCCGCCAACGGAACGGCTGCGGCAGTCCCTACGGTGGAAGTGCCAAAGGTCGATCCAACCGGCGGCAGCCTGTCCACTGCCACCGGCGGCAAAGGCGGTGGCGCATCCGGAAGCGGTGACGGTGGCAGCGGAAAAATCCGCAATGTGACAATCAACATAGAAAAACTTGTTGAGCGCATAGAACTGCACACGGCAACCATAAGCGAGGGTGCCGAGCAGATAAGGGAGCAGGTACTTGCGGCTTTAATGGGTGCTCTCAACGACACACAGCTTGCAACAGAATGAAACTACCCGTAAGCATATCATTTATGGCGGTCAGCGCGGCGCAGTTCGCCGCCAAGTCGCTTATAAGGTTCAAGCCGGGGCGCAAGGGACAAGCGCCGAACTGGGAGGGACGCGGCGCGGACATCACCACCCATGAGGTCGGCACCCCGATAACCGACCGCGCGTACTGGGAGGGACGCTATGCCCTCTGCGCGCTTACCCTACGCAAGGAAGACGGCGCAGAGCTGGAAATATCGGACGCGGTGGCTGCTGTGAGCCGTGAGCGCCGCATCGTATGCACAGCCCTGACCGGTCGGGACGGCACGGTGAAAGAGTACATAAACGAGGGTGACTGGGCCGTCAACATCGTTATAGGCGTGCAGGCAGTGCGTGGAGGTGTCATAACAGACGACTACCCGGACGAAGAACTGCGGCAGCTCCGCGAGTTCCTGGACGAAAAGAAGCCTTTGGAGGTTTACAGCGCCTTCTTTGACATCTTCGACATTACGAAAATAGTAATCAAGAGCTATTCCGCATCGCAGGCCACAGAAGCCAATTACCAGGCCGTGAGCATAAGCGCGGTAAGCGACGAGGACTACGAGATATATAGCAATGAGTATTAAACAACCATTAAACAGATATTAAAATGGCATTTACACAAGAACAGGAGGCGAAGCTGGCACAGTTGCTGGCAGCCTTCGAGAACGGCAAGCGCATCAACGAGCTGGAGCAGGCCACCGGCGATCTTGGCGCTATGCAGATTGAAGTCATGGACGAGACGGGCGAGACCCGCCGCATGGAGCTTGAGCGTGCCGTGTCCGAAGCCGGCAACCCGATAGCCGGTCGCTGGTGGAACGAGGACAACGCCACCACCAAGGCCGCCGGCTGGTTCGGCTCACTGGAAGCCCTCAAAAAGTTGCCTGAGACATTGGGGCTTGGCCGCTACCTTGTGGCTGACGACCTCACCATGCGCAAACTTGACCCGAAAGACAGTACCAAGTTTGAGGACGGCAGCCCTGCGGCACTGGACGGCTCAATGGGTCAGTGCATGTGGTGCTGGTCACGTCCCTGGTACTTCACCACATGGCGCGAGGGCTCACGCAGCTATTACGCCATAACACTGAAACCCATTGAGGGGCGCACAAGCTACCGCATCCCTGTGGGCGGCACGTCGTGGATAGGCGCAGGAGTAATGGACCGCACGGAAAACAAACTGTGCTCGGTAATCAGCGATGCGGAGCGTTACAGGGGCGGAAACGGAACTGCCCTGACACTCACTTCCCAGGCGAAGCACCCAGCGGCAGACACCCCACAGGCTTCCATGCTTGGAATGGCTGCGACTGTAATAAGCACAACCGCAAGCGGCAACAATGCCCGCAAGCGCGGTGATGGCTGGGAGGCAAACTGGTTCGTGGCGCAGACCGCCGTCGAAATACTCCTGCTTGTCATTATGGGCGACCGCAACACACAGGCGACGTTCACGGAGGAACGCGATGCCGACGGCCTGTATCAGGGCGGTTTCGGCACAGGCGTAGCCGATATGCCGGACTGGGGACAATACAACAACTATTACCCTGTAGTCCCCACCAGCGTAGGCCTTGAAATGGGCGACGGCATGGGCTTGGTCTCTTACTCATTGCCTGCAAGCGAGAGCGCGGCAGACCAGAAAACCCCATACAAGACATTCAAGGTACCTGTGTTCTTCGGCCTTGTGCATGCCGGTTACGGTCATCTTTTCCGTTTTGTGCGTGGCATGATAATCAAGCAGGAAGCAGGAGTCAAAACTGAGGTATATGTTGCCAAGAGTATGGCCGCTGCATTTGACCCCAACAGCGTGGACACACTTAAAAAAGTTGCGGAATGTCCGCAGAAAGAGGGTTACATCAAGCGTGTAAGTTTCGAGGGGCTATGCTCCATGCCTACGGAAGTCGGCGGCAGCTCAAACACCTACTACAGCGACTATTTCTACACGGATGCAGCCAAGGCCACCGGCCTTCGTGTCCGCGCGGCTGGCGGTTACGCTCCCTACGGTGCGGGTGCGGGCGCGTTTTGCGTGACTGCGAATTGCGCGGCTTCGAGTGCGACTGCGTATTACTCGTCGCCCCTCTGCTTTTTTGCGGAAGACCCGGTAATCGAATAAAACGAAAACGGAGCGAAGCGAAAAACGGAAACAACTCCGTGGAGGACGGAGCAAAAAGAGTTCTTTGAAATTTTGACATATCAAGAAGCCCGAAAAAGACGGCGGGGGCGGAGCAATCCATCCCCGCCGCAGGCGGGCGAATTTTTAGCGGAAAAATGCCGATGCTTGCCGTAATGTGGTGTAAAAAAGTTAATTTTGTACCCTGTTACGAATGTAACCGGTTGCAGCCCTTGCAGTAGTGAGCCTTCGTGTCCGCGCGGCTGGCGGTAACGCTAACAACGGTGCGAATGCAGGCGCGTTTTACGTGAATGCGAATTACGCGGCTTCGAATGCGAATGCGAATTACTCGTCGCCCCTATACTTGCACGAAAAAAGAAACAACATTGCGATAAAGGGGCTGGACCGTGCCACTTGGCAAAAGACAACTTGAATGCAGAGGGTGCCAGTAGAACCACGGCGAAAGCCGCAAGGTGCCGACCGTTCCCGAAGCGTGCAAAGCAGACCCACAGACCCGATTAAAAATGACCCGAAGACCCGATGAAAAGATACGGCTATTTGTTCGAGCGCATCTGTTCGCTTGATAACCTGCGCGCAGCAGCCCATAACGCGGCGCACGGCAAGCGTCTGCGCGACGAGGTGCAGAAGTTCTTTGCAGACCTTGAAGGCAACCTGCAAGAGATACGCACGGAACTTCTTTGCCACACTTACAGGACTTCCCCTTATGAAGTCTTCATAAAGTATGAACCGAAGCGACGCGAGATTTACAAGCTTCCCTTTAAGGACAGGGTCGTGCAGTGGGCCATCATGCAGGTGCTTGAACCGATATGGACCCCGCAGTTCACGGCGGACACCCACGCATGTATAAAGGGCCGTGGTGTTCATTCCCTGCTGAAGAAGCTGCGCGAGGACTTGGCGGCAGACCTGGAGGGGACACGCTACTGCTTCAAGCTGGACGTGCGCAAGTTCTACCCGAGCATAGACCACGAAATCCTGAAGACTGTCATACGCCGTAAAATCAAGGACCCCGAAGTCCTTTTCTTGCTTGACGGCATCATAGACAGTGCCCCCGGCGTGCCAATCGGTAACTATATTTCCCAATACTTCGCTAATCTGTATTTGTCGGAACTCGACCACCGCATCAAGGAGGTGGCCGGGGTGACTTACTATTACCGTTATGCCGACGACATAGTGGTGCTTGCCGGAGACAAGCCGACTTTGCATGGTGTCCGCGTGTTTATAAACGACTACCTGAACACCGAGCGCAAGTTGTCTATGAAAAGCAATTACCAGATTTTCCCCGTTGAAAGCCGGGGAATTGATTTTGTCGGTTACGTCACCTACCACACCCACTGCCTTGCGCGCAAGCGCAACAAAAAGGGGCTGTGCAGAGAAGTGGCGAAGCTTAGGAAAAAGGGAGTGCCGGAGCCGGAAATCATGCTGCGCACCGCTTCACGCGCAGGCTTTATGGCGCATTGCAACAGCAAACACTTACTAAAAATACTTGATATGAAAAAATTCAGTGAACTTGTGCCGGCAAAGTCCGGCAACCTGACAGGTACGAAGTACCACATCGACACAATCCTGAACCGCGAAATCCATTTGACTGGGTACACGGTCGCACCGTCAAAGCACAATGCAGAGCCTTGCCTCACGCTCCAGTATGAGATTGAGGAACCGCTGACGGAAGTCTTGGCCGACGGCACGAGCCGCCCGGTAATCGACGACCAGGGCAACGCAGTCAGAAGCTGGGTGCAGCACATAACCTTTACGGGCAGCCAGGCGCTGATACGCCAGCTGGAGGGTGTGGAGATAACGGAACCGCTCAGGGCAAAAATAATTAAACAACCAATCGAACGGAATCGGTGCTTTTACAAAATCGTCGATCCGGACGATTAAAAAGCAAATAAACAATGAACCACACAGCAACCTACACAGAAAGGAAAAAGTTTGTAAAGTATGATGAAAGCCATGTGCTGCTCTATCTGAACGAGCAGCCGGGCGAAGTTGTCAATCCTGAAACCGGTGAGAGCACTCCGGGTTTTGCCTATACCGGCGACCAGCCCGACGGCGGCACCATGATTGAGGCAGCCGGGGTGACAGACGCGAACCGCCGCGACAAGTTCATTTCAGGCCTTATCGGGCTTCACTATGACATTGACGCGCAGATTGCCGCCCTTGCCAACGGCTCAGACACGCCGGAGCACGCAGAGGAACTGTCCCAGTTCTCCGCAGTGCGTGCCATGTGCAAAACCGAGGTTGACGAACTTCTCGCACGAACCCTCTAACCTGTTACGGCTATGGCACGGACGATAGAGGAGATAAAGAACGGCATGACCGCTGAATGGGTAAGGCAGCCGGCGGTCATGTCCGCCTACGGGCTTGACGGCAAAAAGAGTTTCAAGGACTGTTTCAGCGTGGCCAGCCTTGAAAATGTCCTTTTCTATGTTTTCGCCTTTGCCGTGTGGTCGCTTGAGTCTTTGTTCGACATGCACCGCCAGGAGGTGGAGCAGCTCATTGAGGAGCTGGAACCCCACACCCTGCGCTGGTATGTGACAAAGACAAAAGCCTATATGCAGGGCTACAAGCTTGTTGCCGACAGCGACTACTACGACACAAGCACAATGAGCGCCACGGACGTAGAGGCTGCAAAGGTGGTCAAATACGCCGTTGCCACTGAAAGCAATACGGTGGTGTATATCAAGGTCGCCCGGCAGGATGCCGACGGCAACCCCGCAAAGCTTACCGACACGCAGCTTGCCGGACTTCGCGCCTATCTGGACGAAATCAATGACGCCGGCGTTTCGGTGCAGGTGCGCAACGAGCCGGCAGACGACATGAGAATCGCCCTTGTGATTTACTACGACCCCACGCTTCTGAGCGTGGACGGGAACGGTGCGGGCATACTTTCCGACGGTTCCGAGCCTGTGCGTGAGGCCGTGCAGTCTGTCATTACCGGTCTGCCGTTTAACGGAGTTTTCCGCAAAAGCGACCTTCTGGCAGCGTTGCAGGCGCTCCCATGCGTGGAGGTGGCAGACATCAAGAGCGTGCAGGTGAAGCCGCACAGCTCAAAGGAATATGAGACAGTGACAGGCTTTAACCGCCCTTACAGCGGCTATTACAGCATCAACAGCCTTACCGTGGACTATCAACCCTATAAAGCCGTAGAATGATGTTTGAGATAGATTTCAAGCGCCTTGTCGCCATTCTGCTTCCAATGTCGTTGCGCCGTCCCCTTATCTTCGGGGTACTGCGTGCCGGTGTCAGTGGGGTGGAAAAGGCTTACAAGGACTTTATGGCAGAGCGCAAGGAGCATAACTTCCGCCTGACGCATAACGGGCAGGTCTGTTATTTGCGCGGCGTGCTTAATTACCATTTCGGCCCCGGTTTCAAAATCGACAACATCAAGCAGGAGGGTGACTGGCTGTATGCCGTCACTGAAGCCGAGGAAAACATCACGCTGGCAGCTACCGAGGAGGGAAAGGGGGTGCCAGTGTTATACAGTGAGCAGATGCTTAACGCTGCCCAAAATGATTTCGTGGTATTCGTTCCGGACAAGTACTGGGCGCGTCTGGAAGAAATAAAGGCAATGGTGGACAGATATAAGCTCGTGACCAAGCGTGCGCATTACATAAAGACAAACAGCCTGTACTCACTCGACAAGGAGGCTGCTGCCACAACTTGGACACCTAATGTTTTTAACCATT